TGCTACGAAAATCATATCAGAGTTTGGTGATGTTCATTCAAAAACAAGCGATGGTTTTAAAGATAGAATGAAACAGATTCATAAAGCGGCTGGTAGAAAAAGCCTAATGAATCCATAGGGAATTATATAATGTTTATACATGAACCGATTGATCTAGGTTATAAAGATCTTGTTGCTGTAACTGAAGAGAGTGGTAGGAAGTATGCCACCCCTAAAGGCAGCTATCCTTCCATTACAACAGTCCTTGGCAAGTTAAGCAAGGCCGCTATCATGGCATGGCGTGACCGTGTTGGACATGAGGAAGCAAATAAGATCTCTAGAAAGGCTGCAGGTCGTGGCACAGCGGTTCATGAGATGTGTGAAAAGTATGTTAATAATGATCCACACTATGCTAAAGGTGCAATGCCTAACATCCTGCATGACTTCAATAGGATCAAAGAGATACTAGACACACGAATTGGTGTTGTGTATGGTCAAGAGTTACCATTGTATTCAGATCACTTAGGTGTGGCTGGACGTGTTGACTGTGTGGCTGAGTTCGATGGTGTGTTAAGTATCATTGACTATAAGACTTCTAAGAAGACAAAGAAGAAGAGTTGGATCCACCAGTACTTTATGCAAGAATGCTTTTATGCTATTGCATGGGAGGAACGTACTGGACAACCTATCACTCAACTAGTAACAATTATCTCAGTGGATGATGCTCCAGCTCAGGTGTTTATAGAGCACCGTGACAATTGGGACAAGCAGCTTGTTGAAGCTATCGCTGATTACTAAGAGTCCTTATAAGGATCATTAGCCACATATATAGCCACAGCAACCCCTATAAGGTGTCTTATAATAGACACACTATTTCTGTGTTAAATAGTCACACTTGCCTCGCGATTCATGATATAATATACCTATATCAAATTGAATAAGCATATAACAAACTGATATAAGAAAAGTGAATATAGTTGTGTACTCTATGGGCCAGCTATGATATAATACCTATATACTAATGAATAAGGAAACAATATGAAAAACGTTAAATCAATGAATCAAGTTAAGACTCTAATGTTTGATCTAGATCAAGCCCAACTATCTGAACTAGTGGAGCACTTTAAAGACTGTCGCTCTATGTTAAACATGAAAGCTAAAACAGGTTTCACTGTTGGACAAAAAGTTAAGTTCGGCAAGTTGCTTGGTGTGGTCACCAAGATTAATCGTACCAAGGCAGTTTGCTTTGTTGAAAAAGACAATGCTAATTGGACCGTTCCGTTCTCTCGTATGGAGGCAGTGTAATGAGCGAGTTTGGTAAAGAGTTTGAATTTACGTCTAAGCCTAACTCTAAAGAAGTTCAAGACTTCTTAGACAATGGCGGTAAGATCACTGTACTGGCTCCTGAGTCTGCAGCTGATGCTATGGCAAAACCGAGTGGTGGCTACTTTGTTAGCACTCCTACTTTGTCTGAGCTTGTAACTGGTGACGATTCATGAGCACGATGGACTACGTCGTGATTGCATTAGTTATTTTGAATATTTTTATATGGGGATTATTATTATGAGTTGGATGAAAGCAAGCAAGCGTAAGACCACTGATCAACTAGACGGCATTCGTCTTCGTTCTGTACAACTATGGCTTGATGCCACAGGGTTCCACCCTTTCTTAGATCCGGACACAATGAAACTTCCTGATTTAGAAAAAGGTTTTGGTTGTACCTACGCTGAGTTTACTCAAGAAGCATGGGACAACATGGACAAGTACGACGAAGCTGCTGCACGAAGGAGTGTCTATGCGACAGCTTAATGAAAAAGTAATCTTAACGGATTGCGATGGTGTTCTATTAGATTGGGAATACCATTTCTTCAAGTGGCTAAAGGCTACTGAGGGTTATGAAAAGATCCACGACTATTACGATATCTCTAAAGCTATCGGTGTTGAAAAGCATGTCGGATCAAAGTTTGTTAACAGATTTAACACATCTAAATACATGAAAACTCTGTCCCCTTTACGTGACTCTATTAAGTATGTACGTAAATTGTATGAAGAGCATGGCTATCTATTCCATGTAATCACTTCGCAGACTAACGACCATCTTGCCCAAGATTATCGTAAAGAGAATTTAAAAAATGTGTTCGGTGATGTTTTTGATGGCTTCACTATACTTGGTACGGGTGAAGACAAGACCGACGCACTTAAAGAGTGGGAAGGTACCGAATGCTGGTGGATTGAAGATAAGGCAGCGAACATTCAGATGGGTAACCTAGTGGGTTTAAGAGGAATTCTTATTAACCATGCTTGGAATAAAACCACCAACTATGAATGTGATCGTGTCACCAAGTGGAAAGAAATTTATGAAATAATTACAGGAGAAATGTAATGAACAACAAAACGACAGGTCGATTAATGACAGTGGCATCAGCCGCACTCACATTCATGCTTGTATACGCAGTATCATCTCATGGTGATTACTCACTGTCTGAAGCATTGTTATTGGCAGCAGGTGTTGTAGCACTAAATGTCACAGCAATGATTGATGGACACTATAGTGGTATCGCGATTGCTATTAAGGCATTCCGCCCTGAGGAAGAACTATGAGCAGATTAACTAAGAACAGTGCAGAAGAAATCTCTCACTTAAGATCTAAGTCACGATTTTATGTGGCAGGTTGGACAGCAAATAACATGTGTGAGAATCCTCAGGATTTACCTGCGTCATGTATAGGCAATACCGATGCAGAAAATCAATACGAAGATTATCTATCAGGCTATGGTGATTCGTACGCTAACAACGAAAGTGTTGCTACGCGGTACAAAGACAACCTAGCATTTATAAGTAAAATGAATGAAGCGACAAATGGCGCTTTTGTATAAATAAAATTGTTGGAATGTGTGGTGAATAATAGAGGTATCGTATGGCATTGTTAGAAGACATTGTGTCGTTCTGTAAGAAGGAGTTAGATATTCCTGAAGAGATCCTAGTATCTATATCAGTAGAAGATCTAAGAGAGGACAGCGTTAAAGGTTGGACAATTGATTCAGCTGAAGACGATGAATACGATATCGAGATTGATTGTAACTTAAGTATTAAGGAGGTTATAATAACGATGTGCCATGAAATGGTCCACGTCCAGCAATTACACGAGAATCGCGAGCTTGATGAAAATGAGGCTTACGAGATGGAAGAGATACTATATAGAAAGTATATAAGTATCTCGGAGTAGTTAAATTATCACCTACTTTAAAAAAGATATAATTTTTTATTTAACTAAAAGGAAAAACATGTTTAAGAAACTATTAGTCGTAACGGCGGCTATGGCAGTATCGGCTTCAGCATTTGCTGATATTAATATCTCAGGTTTATACGAAGGAACACTGGATTCTCATGGTGCGTATACTCAAGATATAACAACTACTATGGTAGGAACTTCTGGTAATTCAACGGTAACGATGATTCTAGATAAAGACTTCACAGTAGATGACTTATATGTAACAACAACAAGTGGTCCTTTAACGTTTACGTTAGGTGACAAATCTGGTGATGATCCAGATCAAATTGTTCTAGGTGTTACAATGCAAGCCGGTGGACTAAAACTTGGTTTAAATCAAGTGTCAGGTGGAGCAACTAGTGCCGATGTATCTGGTGTGATTGGTGGCGTTTCGCTAGCAATGACCGACGTGACGTCAAGTACTAGAGAGACAACAGCATCATATACTTTAGGCGGTCTAAAAACTGTTGTAGTGTATAATAAGGTTGCTGCTGGATCTAATATCGATACAACGTTATCGACCACCATCGCTGGTTTAACACTAAGCGCTAATCACGATAGAGACTCGGATGGAACTTCAGCAAGTGAAGGTTCTGTATCTAAAGATCTTGTGGGGTTAGGCGTTGTTAAATTAACCATGGGTACTGATAATACCAAAGAAGTTAGTTTAACACGTGGAATCTGGACTGCAGAATGGGCTCAAACTGGTAGCACCGCAGGTGTTGCTAGTCTTAAGGCTAGTCTAAAGTTCTAAACTTATAGGGGGTCTTCGGATCCCCTATTTTTATATTGGAGTTTATCATGAATAACAGAAGACTATTGAGTGAACACTACAAGCCAGATGGCAGTTGTGCACAGATCTTTCGAGTTACTAACGGAGATCAAGGTTTCTACTCAATCACATTTTCAGACCCTCAAGGTTACAGTCTCGCACAAGAAGATTATCCCCACAAAGCTTTAGGCTATGTTGAGGATGCAGCAGAGAACTGGGCATTGGGCATTAAACTATTACTAGGTTAACCCTATGGCAGAATTCGATTTTGGCTTTACACTCGTTGATGAATCAGACTTAGATGTCTCACAAGAGTTAGTAACAGCCACAGCATCCAGTGCAACAACACAGGATAAGTTAGACAAGTTATATAACGCAATCATACCACTACTTAACAACCTCAAGTCCAACCCTGAACGGGAATATATTAAATGGCCTAACAGAGTTGACAAGGTAGAAGCATTTGAAACACACATATTGAAAATATATAAAGGATAAGTGTGTACAATCACCGCATACTATGTTATAATAGTACATATAAATTACATTATGAGAGGATACTATGGAAGACATTAATAAGAAATCATTTTCAGGTTTAGTTGAGACCTTCGTACGAACCCATAAAGACACTAACTATATGGATGCTATTATTACTGTGTGTGAGAGTAATGAGATTGACCTGAGGGACAGCAAGAAGCTGATCTCAAAAGAGATCATAGAGCACGTTGAGTTCGAAGCAAAGAAACTTAATTTGTTAGTAGGTGGTAATCCTACATACATGTTGCCGATATGAGGATGACTGGATATGAGGCATTTCAATTTCACAATGCAGTTAATTTGCATTTCAACGGAGCTTACGATTGTTTTAAGTATAATTTTAAAACAAATGTGAGTGAGAAGACTTACTGGAAACGGCCTGATAAATTCCAGCTGTCTAAGATAGGTAAACGATTTAAAACCCGTGATGATATCACCATGTACTTTGCCGCACATCAAGTTGCTGGTAACAAGTATAGTAGTGATATGATTAGAGACGAAGACACATACACAGCCTTTATAAAGAAGATAGATAGTATGTCTTATGTGTTTCGTAATGAGTTAGAAGAGATTTCGGATGTAAAGTTTGACGAACTCTTGAGCGTAGAAGATACGTATCCAAGAATAGTCCAGCTTCATCTTGAGGGAGTGGTGTCTTTCGAGACACTATGCATAGTAAACCGCTTGACTGGGTTTATTACAAGGGCGAACAAAGAGGTTACAGATACTATATTGTGGCCAGACTTGTTCAAAAAGATATCTAAGTTTCAATCGTTCCTTAAGGTTGATGACAATAAAATGAAAAATATTGTTTTAGATATTTTCAAATAAGGTGTGTACAAGTATCAAAACTATGATATAATGTACACAAGATACAAAGTAAATATAAATTTATACTAATTCTTAATGGAGAATAAAATATGTCTTTTGCAGACTTAAAAGCTAAAGCTAGTGACATGAGTTCATTGGTAGGTGCAGCTTCAAGCACTAACGAAAAGAAATCATTCGGCGATGACCGCATGTGGAAACCAACGGTGGACAAAGCAGGTAACGGCTATGCTGTTATTCGTTTCCTACCAACAGTCGAAGGTGATGACTTACCTTGGGCTAAGTATTGGGATCACTTCTTCCAAGGTCCAACAGGACAATGGTATGTAGAGAAATCTCTTACTACAATCAACAAGGATGACCCTGTCTCTGAGATGAATTCAAAGCTATGGAATACTGGCATTGAAGCAGATAAAGATACAGCTCGTCGTCGCAAGCGTCGTTTACATTATGTGTCAAACATCTATGTAGTATCAGACCCTGAGAATCGTGAGAACGAAGGTAAGGTAATGTTATATACATACGGTGCGAAGATCTTTGAGAAGATCACAGATGCGATGCAACCAAAGTATCAAGATGAATCACCTATGAATCCGTTCGATTTATGGAAAGGTGCTAACTTTAAGATGAAGATCTCTCAAGTGGCGGGTTTCCGTAACTATGATCGTTCAGCTTTTGGTGCAGCAGAAGTGTTGAACACAGATGATTCAGTAATGGAACGTGCGTATGACCAGGAATATTCTCTTAAAGAGTTCACTGATGTAGATACCTTTAAATCATATAGTGAACTTAATCTTAAGTTGACTCGTGTGTTAGGTGAGGAATTGGTTACTCGTGGTGATGTGGCTCAAGAGGAAGAGTCTTATGAACAATCTGCTGTTCAAATTACTCGCGAAGAGCCTTCGTTCGCCGCAAGCTCTACCCCCATCCCATCACCAACACCAGTTGCTGCTGATGATACGATGAGTTACTTTGCTAAGTTAGCGGCTGAAGCCTAAGACTTAATTGAAGTGAAAAGAAAGCCCTCTTAGTGAGGGCTTTTTATTACCTGGCGAAAGCTTCTCTAAGATAATTACCATATCCACCAGCTTCATAATTAATGACTTGTATATGGGTTATATTATCGCCAGGTTTATATTGAGCTTGCGCCCTTTCTATTGATGTTTGTTTTGCTATAGCGGCAAGTAATATTTTTTGCTCTGCATCAAATTTATATTGCTGCTGCAAATCAGGGCTATCATTAAATAGTGCTTGTTGTTGGGCTATATACCTCTTTTTGTTTCTAGGATGAGTCCATGGAGCTTCAGTAACTGGATTTGTATACTTGTACTTTTCTTTTAACATTTCCCCATACGATTTTTGAACTCTCTTTTGATTCAAACTAGTGGCATCAAAATCTTCGTATTCAATACCGAATGCATCCCGCATCCATTTAGGCATAAGACCTTTCATCCACTGAGATAACCGGTTTTCTAACTCACTAACCCAATCCCATACACCCGCACGATAATCTGCATCAGTAAACAATTTACCTACAAATCCAACGATCTTAGATATTAAGTGGAAAGGCGCTGCGACAATATCACTAATCAAATCCATGAAGCTAAACTCTTTTATTGCATTAAGAGCTTTTTTACCCATGCCATCACCTAAAATCTTTCCATTTTCATCTGTCTTTAAACCAAGACCCTTAGTGATTAACCATACAGCACCGTTCTTAACTAAGTCAGCCAAACCACCAAAGATGTAACCTAACACGCCACCAGTTCCTTCACCTAATATAGTATACCACGTAGAGCTTTCCTTCTCAGCCTCTTCACTACCCTTTTTAAATCCTTCAAAGATAGAGAACAACAAAGTAACTGGCCATAGTAACTTACCAATAAGTTTAACACCTGGGAATTTCATTAGAGTTCCACCAAGAGATTTTAAACCTGATGTAACCATTTTACCAGAGGTTCCTAATGTCCATGCAGTGATAGCAGAACCAATCCTTATTAATGGCGACAGTATACTACCGATCTTGCCAGTAAGTGTTTTAAAGAATCCTGATCCAAATCCACCAGCCATACCAGGCTTAATAGATCCAGGTGATCCTTTAAAAGTATTGCCAAGCTTCTTACCATCCACACCTAAACCAACCGCCCTATAAGCTTTAGCTTTAAGTGCCGCTAATTGATTACCTATGATAGTTTGGAGGCCAGCAATATTAAGAATTGTTCCAGCTTTAAAGTTCTTTACCTTCTCAATAGGTTTGCCATGCTTGTCATAACCAAACCATTTGAGTACCTTGGTTTTAAACTCTGTTGCTAATACCCCAAGTTCACCGAAGCTACCTGCCCATTTGCCTACAACCTTAAGACCCTTAAGGGCTTTGGTATGCCATAGATGCATTCCTTCATATGCAGCAAGTGTTGCAACCGCTGTAGCAAGGAACACGGTCCATTTAGCTTTATCCCACATGTCTGCAAGAAAACCTTCATCCTTCTCTTTCTTCAGATAACTGCTAGTAGCACGACCAGCCACCACTAATGGGCTAGGTGGTCTTTCACGTTTGTCTTCAGCTTTATCACGTTGATCTTGTGCTCTCCAGGCCTTAGCCATATCATTAGAGTTCTCAAGATAATTTGCAATTCTTTCTGATGACTTTAGAATAGCTCTTTGAACAGGACCTTTAGGAGTATCCTTTCTAGAATCAGTTGTTAACGCTCCAGCCTGGCCAGCCAAAAACCTTCGTTGAAAGTCTGTGGCACCATCGATAGCAGCACCCTGCATGCCGATAGACTCGTCAGAATTTACTGCTAGTTTTTCAGCCCGTTTGGCTTCTTCAGATTCCCTGAGTCTGTCACGCGTACTTAGTTGATTCTGCTTTCTTAACAGACCTACTACTTCTTGCAGTAATCCTTCTTGAGTTTTATTAGCCATTAGCTTGTTCCTGTCTTCGGTTTTCTTCTTCTATATGTTCATGTAAAAGGGCTAGGTATATTTCCCTCTCCCATGGTAGCATATTATCTAAATCACTCAATGAATAATTATGATGCTGCATCATTGCAAAATTCATTTTTAAATGATTAGCAATGCTGTCATGAGAAAGGCCTATGTAAAAAAATCAGCTAAGCCCTTTAACTCCCGTGTATTCTCGTGCCCGCACGATGTACAATTGTATTTCATAGTATAACTTAATGCCGGTGCTGCTTCCATAAATTTAATGATCTCGGCAAATTGATCAGTATTTAAACTTTCAACAAATGACACAAGTTCTTTATGAGTAACATCTTTAGCGGCAAATATATCTTCACCACTATAAACCGTTTCAATGGATTTAGCAACAGAATTAATAACAGTATCTGTTTGCGTAGTCCTTTGAGCTTTAGTCAATTTATCATTCATAGACATCCAGCGCAAATCAATACTAATATCAGCATTGAGCTTAATATGGTTGTTAGCCTTCTCTTCTAAATTGCTTACGCTTACTAAACCTAAATCAATCTTCTGTTCGGTTGTAGCATCACAATCCTCGCTGTCACATTTCATATTTAATCTAATGCCTTCACCTACAGACTTACTCCGCAAGTTAATAAACATAAACTCGATATCAAATGTAGTCAACTTATTAATGTCGATTGGCGACTCTATACAAGCTTTAATAATATCTGTAACAGATCTTTCAATAGCTATATCATCTTGCGACTCTAATGCTATTAATAAAATCTTCTCTTCTTTGACCACGTATGGTCTATATGTAATACTCTCGCCCGTAGAAGGCACAATCATATCATACTTTGGGGTTGCAATTAGTGGCAACATATCAACTTCTCTCCATTATTTTATAAAAAATTCTTAATCGTACTAAACGTATCCTTACCGATGGATGTTATATGACTCAACACATCTGTGAAGCCATCTACTAAACCAACGTTCCTAAAATTATCGTATTCCCATGTGATGGAAATTTCCATTAAACCATCTGAACCATTACCTAACTCAACTGCACCAACCTGTATAGGGTACGCATTTTCTAATTTAATTGAGTATCCTGGGATAATATCATTACCTTGTGATAATTGCTGTATAGTCACATCACTAGAATAATCACTTTTATAGAAAGTCTTATAATGTTCGTGTGATGTATCTATAATCATCTCTTGCCACATGTCAAAATACTTCTTAATATAATAATCATTAGTTAATAAGAATGTCATAGTGACTTCATCAGTCGCAGCTGAATACGGTTTCTTTGTGTTGTGATGGTTATGTGTAGCTTCGGTGGTCATGATTCTCTTGCCAGGAAAACTACAAGACTGACATAACAAAAACATATCCCTAGGATCTTGTATAAAGTCTCCAATGTTAACGCCATCGCCCGATATTAAATTGCTCAATAATGTGGATGGATTAAAATTTAGTAGGCTATTCATCCCTTTGGAAGGATGGGAAACGTACACGCCGAATCTGTTTCCTCGTGCTACGCCACCACGACGGTTGATCGTTGACTTCATTGTATCGATGCTTACTGGTAATGACATTAGTATTTAGTCCTCGAATCAGCCCAAACAGCGCCTTCACCAGCTTTCTTGAATGAGGATGTTTGTAAAAATATTGCGATGTTCCATTCAGCAGCATTAACCTTCATTATATTTGAGGTTACACCCTTAGTGAGATAGTGCTTGAAACACGGTTTAAAGTATTTATAGTTCTTTGTTGCTTTTAATAATTGGTACGTAATCTTAAATCTAGTTGTTGCATTAAACTTCTGATTGTTTGTTATGTCATTTAACTTGTCAAGAAATATTGCACGAACTTTGGGTGGCAAATAGTGTAAGTTAATACCATAGAAACCATCCTTGGCAGGACCAACAACAATAGTTAAAGGGAATGTATCATAGAATGGTAAGGTTGATTTGCCCTTAGGATCATATGTGTACATCACCATGTCACCTGAGTGAGCACCTTTCTGTGATCTTAGTCTATCATCGTTAAGAATAGATGCACCCTGTTTTCCAAGTGCCTTTACTTTCTTTTGAAACCATTCGTCGGCTTCTTTAGTACGGGTCGTTATACCCTTACGGAAAGCTTCTGATTCTAATTTATCAAATAGACTAGCCACTAAATATTCCTATTACGTTTATTCATAACTGTATTTATACCTTTTTCTTTCGCTTACCTAGAGTTTTCCATATTCTCTTTCCGGTCTTAGTCTTCTTCAACTTGAATCCAACGGTCATAGTTCGTATGCCCATTGCCTCTAACTCGTGCTCGGTCCATATTTGAAACTCATAACCTCTAGCTTCACAATACTTCCTAGCATAATCCCACTTAGAAGTATTCTTCATGAACGTTAATGCTTCATTAAGATGCTTACGTTTAGGGGGTTGAGTCTGGGCATGAGGTTTTATCTCAACCACCAGCGTTCGACCAGTCTTGGTACGTATCGTGAGATCGATAAAGTACCTGTGAGGCTTACGGTCTGTCGAGCATATGTATGGTACAACAGTCTCCTCACTTTGCCACCACTTGACCCATGACGCGTCATCTAAATATCGAAATGCATTCCTTTCCCAAAGAGATCTATAATGTATCTTATCAACATCGCCATTATATTTCTCAGGATGCTTCGGCTTCCACTTACCTGAATATGTTTTTTTCATACAAGTATTTATATAAACCGTATAAATAAGTATTATACACGTAAAGGAACAAAATATGTCTATGAACGACGCGCAACGAATGCAGCAAATAGGTGGAGTTAATATTAAATCTACAGGCTCAACGCCAACTCAACATTGGAAATACCCAGACACTGTAGGCAACGACACTAATGATGATACTGTAAATTTTAATAGTCATTCAACTAGTGAGTATGCAATTAGACGTATGGGTAGACTATCCACTGCATCTAATGAACCATTCGTGCTGTTTGAGTTCATGAAGGTAGATGAAAAGTTTCAACAAACTGAACATAAATTACAAAATACTTTAAGCCTTGCTATTGATACTGCCCAAGCAAAGGCCGAATACCTAGGATCAGGTAAAGCTTTACAATCCGTGCACCAAATGGCATCGGGGGATGAATTAAAAACCATGGCCAGTAGTGCTGCATCGACTGGGGCTCAAAAAGCTAAAGAGATGTTAGTATCATTAACAACGCCGGTAAAGAGAAATTATAGTGGCTCAATAGCAATGTATATGCCGACAGATATTTCTATAAACGACACCATGATATATAATGAAGATACTAGACAGTTTGCAGCTGGAGCAAATGAATTATTGACAGGAGGTGGTAATGCTTTTAACAATAAAGCAGTAGCAGCTTCTAAGCAAGCTGTCACTTTAGGATCGGCTGCACTTGGTAAAGGAATTGGTAAAGGTATAGTAGGTGCTTTGGTTGGTTACGGTTTAGGCGATATTGTTTCTGCTGAGATGCAAAGATCTACTGGAGCGCTTTTAAACCCTAATGAATTCATTGCATACCAATCAACTGCATTAAGAAGCTTTTCATTCAATTGGACAATATTGCCGGATTCTGAGTCAGAATCAAATCAAGCAGCAGGCCTTGTTAAATTATTTAGATCCTCTGCTCATGCTAAAAGAAATAATCCAATAACAATAACAGTTCCAGATCACGTTGTTACATCATTCCATGGAGCTAAGGATATGATTCAATTGCCGCCGTGTGTCATTGAATCAGTTAACGTTACATACAACCCAAATGTATCTTCATTCTTTAAAAAAAATAATTCTCCAGTAGAAATTGTATTGGCTATAACACTTAAAGAAATGGTTCCATTGTATGTAGATGACATAGAGGCGGGATACTAATATGTATTTTAAAAATATAACAAACGTGGCGATAGATGTAGATGGATCTGGTAACCTAGATTTAATGAAAAATCTAACTGCCAAATCTCAAATATCTGATTCATTAATTAATAACACTGGATTTTATCAAACAGTAGAAATTCAAGACGGTGAAAGGCCAGATCATTTAAGTCAACGGCTGTATGGTTCACCTCAATACCATTGGACATTCTTATTGCTTAACCCTCAAATTAAAAACATTTGGGATGATTGGCCTATGAAGCATGGGCAATTGGTTGAGTATTGTGTAAACAAATACCAGTACCTTGCCGCTGATATATCACCTACCGCTGATAATAACTTAAACAATAAATTTCTTTTAGGTGAGACTGTTGCTGGTTCTATATCAGGTGCTACTGGTATTATTAAAGAGATCCATCTTAATTTAGGGTATATTGTATTGCAGAGAACCACCGGCAAATTTGCTGTGTCGGGTGAGACTATAACTGGTATCAATTCTGAAGATTCAGCTGCATGTAATTTTATTAAGTCGCAGGCTTATGCACCACATCACCACGTAGATGATTCAACTGGAGATTGGGTACCTCGCCGCACTGCAGGAACAACTGCATATAGCTTGCTTGATTATGAAGCAGCGATCACTGAACAGAACAGAAATATTAAAGTTATAAAGAATGAACACATTAAGAATGTAGCAAGAGAGTTTATAAAAGCGATGAACAAGTAATGCTTAATTTAGATAATATAAAGATTGAAATCCGTGAAATAGATATTAGTAAAATGGTTACTGGTGTAACTATATACGAAAGTGTATTCGGAATGCTAAAAGGTGCAATATCAATAAAAGATGGTATTAACTTCTTTGATAACTTTATAGGCACTGAGTTGGCTGATGTTAGTTTTACCTTTGAATATCTAGGTAATACATACGGATGCGGGTTTTATATGGATGGCATTTCCAATATGAAAATTGCTAAGCAACAGAAAAATTATATTATCCATTTAAAATCCATATATACTCCTGTTTTTGCTGAAACTATAAACAACACATTCACTGGAAGATCAGATCAAATAATTAATAAAATATTTACAGATATTAGTGCTGAAGAAAGTGTCTTACATATTGACACTATAACTGACACTAAAGGTAGATACATTGCACCAAATATTGCTGCGAGAGAATCTTTATACACTCTTGTAAATAACGCTTATGATATTAAAAAAACTGGAATGTTTTTATATCAAAGATTTTTTGATAACAATGCATGTAGATTAACTTCGCTTGGTGATATGTTAGAAAGTTCTTTTGTTGATGAGAACAACCAGCCAGTGAGTATTAAGCAAGCCGTTATAAATCAGGCTACGATGGGAGCACGGGCTACCTTAGGTACTGCTGACAAGTATGAATTGAAAGAATACAATATGGATTTCATACAGAAATTAGAAGACGGTGTATGGGGTGAAGCGGTTAACACAATTAACTTAGATGAGACTACGCGTAAAGCCAACATCACTAAAGAAGCTACGTCGATTCCCAAAACTAAATTCAAACTTAGTGATAAATTGTATACAAATAATGTGAAGAGTATATTCTCTTCTCGTGGTGATGTTGCTGTTAGTAGTATACAGAATCATAAGTTTCGGGTATTCAACACAATCATGGAAGTAAACCAGATGGTGGCATTACCAAATCTAGGTGCTGGAATGTGTATTAACGTTTCATTAGGGGGTGGTAATCAATCATCTAGTAAACAAGATGGAAAATACTTAGTCAAACATATACAACACAATTTTACAATAGATGGTGGAGATTATATGTACACTCAAGATTTAGGATTAGCTCGTGAATGATATAAAATTTGGATTAGTAAAAGATATTAATGACCCGGAGAAACTTGGTAGGGCTAAGGTGAATGTGTATGGTATACACGATAACATCGAAACTAAAGACCTTGCATGGAATATGGTTCTTATGCCATCAACTAATCCAGCTAAAGGTGGAGTAGGTTCATCAACAAATCTACTGGTTGGTACATTGGTTGCTGGTATATTTTTAGATAATTCCATGCAAGAATTTTTGGTGATGGGAACTTTACCAACAAAGACTGACGGCGTACAAGATAATAATGTAAGAGTAAGAGAAGAAGCTGATCCTAATGCAGGTGAACCTAAAGGAACATACGAGCCAGAAGTAAGTACATACTCCCCTAAGTATCCATATAATAATGTTATGGAAACTGAGAGTGGTCATGTAAAAGAATACGATGATACTCCTGGCAACGAACGCATAACAGAGAGACATAAGAGTGGTACTCAATACGAAGTATCACCAAATGGTTCAAGAGTTGAAAGAATTGTACGTGACAACTATAGATTAGTTGTAGGTCATGACACATTAGAAGTATATGGCAATGTGAGAATTATTGTTAGCGGTCATGTAGATGTTGCTGTGGCTGGTAACCTTACTGCTTCGGTTAGTGGTAATATAAGTGCTGACTCTATGGGAGACATAACACTTAAAGCTACTGAGGCCGGTAAGAAGATTACATTGAATGGCAACGTTGATGTGACTAAGGTATTAAGAACTAATACTGATGGTGCTGCTATTAATGTTAATACACATGTACACACCCAACCAGATACTACTGCTGATGCTACATCACAAAGTGATGTATCGGTTCCAGTTCCCGAATAACGAGGTATAAATAGATATATGGCAACTATAGCAAGAGAAGCAACGTACAAAGATTTAGATTTTACTTTTAAGCAAAATCCTAATACCAATGACGTCGGAATAAAGAAGAACAATGCAGCGGTAATTCAA